TCAATGTTTTCCTATAATTCAACGAATTTACAAATGACGATTTCAGGCGATAACGGAACAGATTTACTAGTACCATTGACAATGGTGGGGGGATTTGGAGCCGGGTTTTATAACCTCTCGAATGCCCAACTTGGATTCTCTTTTTCCGCAGTGGTTCCCATTAATTAGGTATAATATGGCGATACAAAACATAAGTAATGAGTGGAAGGTTTCGATTGTAGCAGCCAATACCTCGACGGCTGTTCAATTCATAAATATCCCTTCTGCGATCAATAATATTTTATTGATCTTTTCTAACACATTCTCAAGTACATCAAATTATAATCCGGTCATTCAGTTTTCTTCGAATAACGGAACATCTTACATAGCCTCAGGATATGAAAGCGCTGTTTATTACTATGGAACATCGGCGTCAAGCCTTACCTATTCTACTGGCATTGCACTGATACCAACAGCTCTAACGAATCAAGTCGTCCAGGGATATATGTATATTATTGGTTTAAATACAGCTAGCGGGTCTCCAGGAGCATCTGGAACCTGTTCGAGAGTGGACAATTATGGATGCTCTTTTGCAGGGTCGATTACGACTGCTACGAATGCCAATGCGTTTCAAATATTCAATTCTGGAAGTGCAGGAAATATTACTGGAACATTTAAAGCTTACGGATTGAACTAATGCCTCTATAGAACATAACTAATGAATGGAAGCTAAAATTCATAGCAAGTAATACAGCTGCAATTAATGTTACTAATATTCCTTCTAGTATTACAGGAGTTATGATTGTATATGAATATACTTATACTGTATCTGGTACTTTATTTACTATAATTCAATTATCTATAAATAATGGATCTTCATATATAACTACAGGTTATCAGAGCTGAATTACTTATAGTAATTTCAATGGAGCTGGAGTAATGTCAGGTGATACAGCAAGCATGAAGTATAGAATTAAGGAATATGCAATTAAACCTAGTAAAATCATAGATACAGCTTTCCAAGATTCCATAAATCTCCCCAACAGTCCGGAATTTCCGGACAGTTAACAATTTTCTCACGAGCATAGCATGACTAGACAAAGCAATTCTATTGATAACTAAATAAGGAAAAAATTTATGAGAGATTGGACTAAATTCGACAATGACGAGATCATGACTATATGGACTGGTTTTTTAGCTCAAGAATTTGGAAATGGAGATGTTTTAAATATGAGAATAGTTCACCAGAAACCAATAAGATTGACTCCAATGGAGATAATAAAATTAGTTGATGAACTCATGAAAAGACTAGATATAAAGGAAAATAAATGACCCGCCAGATTAATTCTATCAACTTCCCAGGGATAGATAAGTACGTAGTAGATGCTTCTGCTGCCAATGGATCTTATACCACTATAGCGCAAGCGATCACTGCTGCAACGGCAACGGGAGGCACTGTATGGATCAACCCAGGTACATACGTAGAGAACTTGGTCATTCCTGGAGGCGTTAATCTCATTGGGAATTCTTCGGTAGGATCTTCCGCTGTAATTATATCAGGCAATGCGACGATCACAAACTATACAGGCAATCTTGGACTCACTAACCTCACACTAACCGCTGGGTCAGGAACAACACTAGCGATCAGCTCTAACACATCTGTATCTAAAATTATCAATATCACAGGGTGTACGATAGCGAATACGAACGCCTCAGGAATTGCAGTAAGTGCAGTAAGTACAGGGACTGGAAACTTCACCGTTCTTTTAGCGCAATCTCAAGTGCAATCTTCTGGAATTGGTGTTAGCTCTAATGGGGTGATGACTCTCAGCACAGGATATACAATTGTTGCGGGTGGGGCAGGGGCTGCCTATGATTTAACTGGTGCTACGACATGTTATTCATACTGGAGTAATATTCAATCTACTGCATCTTATCTTTACGTACTTCGTAGTTCGACAACAGTGTTAAGTGTAGCGTATGATATAGGAGGCTCAGCTCTAGAAGTAGTCAACTTCATTGGAGCAGCGACAAGTGTCGGGTTTACTGATGTTACATTCACTTGCTCAGCAGCATCGGGCAACTGGGCAATAGGGACTGGCGCTATCACTTATGGGAATGTAAAGATCGTAGGAACAGCGCAAGGGATTGCTTCTACAATCTTCAAAATTCCGCTTCCTTTGCAACCAAAAGACCTAACTGGGCAAGCGATTACTACAAGTCAAAGCTTATTTACAAACAATGCCTATTACGTGACCTCAGGAGCATTATCTTTGCCTCTGCCTACATCTAGTTCAGTTGGAGACAAAATCGAACTGATGCTATCTGGAGGTGCTTCCTGGGCAATCACGCAAGCAGCAGGGCAAAGTATCGTATTTGGCAATCAATCTACTACTACAGGTACTGGTGGGAGTTTGGCAAGCCAAGCAACAGGTGACGCTGTGAGTTTACGGTGTGTAGTTGCTAACACTCGATGGCAGGTGATGGCATCTCAAGGCAATCCGACTCTGGTTTAGCGAGAAACATGTAGGGAGTGGATGTAGGGAGTCATATATGAAAGAAATCTTACCCTATTTTTCTTACAAAATCCCAATATATTTAAACGCTTCGATCATCCCAGGAACGCAATCCATTACTTCTATTTCTTTCGGAGTCTTCCACGCATAATCAGTATGCTCTTCTGGGTTCAACTGTATTTTTATGCTTTCTAAAGTGAAAAAGAAATAGATATGTAATCTATACATGATATCTTCTCTCAACACGTAAAGAGAAGGTCCAAGGTAAAATTCTTTTTTAAATATAAAAGTACCTGATTCAAAAAGTGAATCCCTCCCAAGTTCTTCTCTCAATTCTCTTGCGAGAGTATGAAGGAGACGTTCATCTTTTTTTGCCTTTCCTCCAGGAGTAGTCCAGAGCTCATCTTTTTTCTTAAGAAAAAGAAACTTTTCATTCCACTGGATTAAACCTGTACTGATTTGTATTTTTGACCTAAATACTTTAGGGCGATGTTGATAAATCTTGATCATTCTTTTTCTGTATCTCCAAGTAGGGTAGAAGTATTTGAACAAATGACGCGACGCAATCCCCTAGCTTTAGCTATGGGGTCAAGATCGCCCACATTCCTAAAAAATTCGCTGTAATCACACCAACAGCAGTCCAAAGTAGCGCCCAGTCCATTAATTATTATCCAATTTTAAAGTTCTCATTTCGTCTATACAAGCTTCTAGCTCTTGTTCCAAAAAATCAACCGTTTTTTTAGCTTCCTCATATCGTTTAAATAACCCACATCTAAGATTATCAATCTTTATTTTTAAAAAATGAATACGATCATCTATATTTGGAGTATCAGTAAAAAATAATTGAGTATTAGACATAAAAACTCCTTTTAAGGAAAAATATTATAACTAAATAAGTAATTTAATTATAGTCAGATCCATCAGTAGAAATAGATTCAAAAATTTGGCTAACAACATCTGTTAGCATAGTTTCAATAGAAGGTGTACAGGGAGGAACCGAAGAGTCCCACTCCTCTTTATATTTCTTTTCCCATTTTTCATTTGGGAAAAACTTATATTTCATTTCCAAGTCCTTAGCTTGTATTTTCATACTACTATCTTTATAGTAGTGAAATGAAATATCTCCTTTAATCTGTATTTTTACAGATCCTATGCATTCTGGTTCATCAATCATCAGTGTCCCATAAACACTAGACACCCACCTATACAAGCTAATTTTAAAGGCGAGGGGGGAAGCGTGTTGCAATGAGCCATACAGGTATCGTATACCGGCCCAGCTCGGGTTGTTGGAATCATAGAAAATATTGTTGTTGCTAATAAAACCAACGCGGGAATTGTTGTGGTCACTGAAGAAAATGCAATATTTTGGTTGCAAATTCCAATAGGATTGATAGACATATTGCTCCTTTCAATTAAATTTTTTTATATGAATGGAAGCAATGTAAAGATTTGGTAAATTATTTTAAATAGAAAAGTGTACTTTTAGGAAGTTTATGCTAATAGTGATCCAGAAAATGAAGTAAAATAAGTACTTCCACCGGCTCCTTCAGCAATTACTTGAGCAGTAGGAGAGAATCCTGGATTTAAATAATAAACTTGTATTTGATCACCTGCATTTAAAGACAGCATCCAACAACAACTTGTAGCATAATTTACTCCTGTTCCTCCTGTTGATACAGGATAAAAAACATTGGTTCTACGGTTGATTCCTGATGTTATATTTCTAAGCTCAATAGCTGTTTCTGGACTAGGTATCAGACTAAATGCAATATTAGCAGAAAATACATAAAATCCCGATACAGGTGCAGTAGCAGTAAAAGTTGTAGCATCGTAAAAAGACATTGTATTGCTATCAATTACATCACAGGCAACTAAAATTGCACCAACGGTATATGTTATGTTGTTAGATAGATGTGATTCAAAATAAGCTGCCGTTGAAGTAGATCCTGTAGCAGATATTGTAACGCTTCCTCCTGGACTTACAGGACTTCCAGTTACCGAAATTCCAGATCCAGCGTTAATAGTAATCGGAAGGGATGAAGATGATGTACTAGATGTGTTTACTTGAGACATATTATGTACTTAATCCTAATTTTTTTATTATTGATATATATTTTTCATAATTACATGATTTTAAAATATTTAATAATCTTCTTCTTTCTCCAACAAATATTAAAAGGTTAAGTCGATCAGATTTTCCCCTTTTAAACAAATCTTCTTGATTCAATATTCTTTCAGTAATACATCCTATTCTCATGGATAAGGACCAATTGTCCATCTTTGAAACTTTAAATTTTTTTGAAATATCAAATTTTACTTTTGGAGGAAAATTATAATTTATTTTTTGTGACAATCCTAATCCAAATTAAAGTTTTTTATTTATTTATAGTAGAAAGAAAAACAAATCTAACTGCTCCAGATGTAGGAGCAGAAGTAGAGTATCTAAGATAAATTGGAGTATTAGGTGCAAAAAACAAAGCATTTGTATCTAAGTCATATACATTTCCCTGACCAGATATAAATGAATCCATATCTACTAATCCATCAGTAGAAAGAAAAATCTCTGAATTAGTAGAGTTAAAAACTTTATATATTGAACAATTTCCAGGAAAAAGAAAAGATGCCCCGTAAGCCGCTAATATACTTCCAAAATTAATAGATAACATCGGAAGATAAAACGCTTTGGTGGAGGATAATTGTACAGTAGCTGACATCTATTTTTTCCCACATTTCTTATGTTTCATTCCTTCCATTTCATGCATTTTTTTGTCTCTGGGTTTGTCTTTTTTGACCAAAGTGTCCATCATCTTGCCCATTTTTTTCTTGTCTTTCTTAATCAACTTGTCCATGTCTTGTATTTCCTCTACTTTTATTTCTAATTTTTTCTTTGCAATAATAGGTAATAGTTTACTTATTTTTTCTTGATCTAATTTGTAATATTCAAACCACTGAATTGCTTTTTTTACAGCTATAATTACAGTATCTGCAATTATATTTACATATAAAGAATCGCTTAGAACTGTTTCGTCAGTTTTTATTAAGTTTTTCTTCTGAATTAAAACATTCCAAAATAGCTTTTCTTCATAGTGTTGATACGGAACAATCGTATAAGGACCGTGAAAGAAACGGGGAAATGAATCCATTTATTTCCTTTTTTTTAATGGGATTTTGACTTTTTTCTAAAAAGATTCAATATGGCAAATAATTCTTGAATATTCGTCCCAAAACTTTTCCGCAGTAAATCGCACGACTTTACAATCATCGGGGAATACAATGCCTTTGAGGCAATCCTCGAACAACTTCCAGCAGTTCGTAGCATCTGGGCGTGTGTCGTGATAACGGTCACCTGAGAGGATGATGGCGCGCTTTTTTTTAGACCAGGAATTGGGCATTGCAAAATAGAAAGAGCAATGTGACTTAATTTTTCCTGAAAGAGGTTCTGCTGTGTATTGTGTGGAGATGGATTGCTTAAATCGCTTGATTTCTTGATATCTAGGGTTGTATGAACGCCTTCCAAACCCTGCATGAGACCTCCAAGATACGGGATTATCTTCTATAATAATAGAAACCATATCTTGGAGATAAAGTAAAATATTTATTTGTGTCTATTTATTTCTTCTAAATCTTCCAAACTTTCGTATAATTCTTTTTTTTCACATTCAAGATCATGAATTTTTAATTCAATAGCATCTATTCTATCCAGCGCTTTTCCTTGTGGAGTTTTTGATCTTTCTTTTCGTTGCTTGTTGATCAACTTTTGTTGCCAATTCCATAGAATTTCAAAACTGATTTCTCCATTGGTTGCTTGCAAAATTTTATGGAAAGAAGAAGTGCTTCTTACACCATTTAAAAAAATCCTTTTTATTGCTTTTGGAGAGGGACCCCCTTGAAGATAAAATTGATTAATGCTCATTTTTTTCTTTTTTAAATATAACTCTAGTGGATGCTTCTTGATGTCTTTAGCTGATCGTTTTGGTTCATCCAGTTTTCAATATCAGTAGCAGCAAGTTCTCCATTGGTAGCATTGGAAAGCTTCAAAAGAGTTCCCCAGTTTGCTCTTCTGTTACCCTTTATCAGGTCATAAAGGGTTGGTCTAGTAACTCTAGAAACTATACTGAGTTTATTGATGGTGATTCCTTTTTTTCGCATGTATTCGAGTACTGGATTTCTCATGTGCTTATTTCCCTAGTTTTTACAGTGATATTATGTTAAAAGTTGCGTTAAATATGCAACATGTATTATACTTTACATTTTTCCAAAATCTGATCTTGATCATGACTAAGTTTAAAAAAATTGTGAACCAAAAAGATAGCAAAGTGGTAATTAAATTTAAAGAACCAAACAAGAGGAATGCATGAATCATTTGCAATTAGTACCAACTCAAGATGAGTTAAACCTTTATATGACAATCGCTAACGCTGCTGCAAAATCAAACCACCTACAAAAACTAGGGAACGCTGAAGGGATGCTTTGCTTGATGTTATATGCCCGGGAGTTAGGAATAAATCCGATGACTGCACTGTATGGAGGGATTCATAATATCCAAGGAAAGATGGAAATATCTGCCAGATTAATGAATTCTATGATACTAAAAGCTGGGCATACGATTTCAATTTTAGAGCAGACAGATGAAGTTTGTAGACTTAAAGGGACTAGAAAGGACAATGGAGAGACATACGTTTGTGAATATAAAATACAAGATGCAGAAAAGGCGCAGATTTTCAATAAGTCGAGCCCTTGGGGTAAATATACCAGCGATATGTTATATAAAAGCTGCCTCTCTCGCCTTGCTCGGCGTCTCTTTGCTGACACTATTAGCACGGCTTATGTAGAAGGTGAAATTCCTACAGAAGATAGAAAAAAACCTCAAATTATTTCTATAGATAAAGAAAAGAACATTCAGGTAGAAAATAAAATGGTTACCGAATGTTTAGCTGTTGAAAATAAGATTGAAGAAACCCTTTCCGAAGAGCAAGTCAATGTGATCATGGGGATGGTCGGAGATGACACTGCTCTTCTAGAACGAATTTTAAAAGGTTATTCCAAAAAATACGAGAAAGAGATTAGTATCTTGCAAGAAATTTATGCAATAGATTTTGACACCATCATCAGCACTCTGGAGAAAAGGAGGACTGCGTGAGATTCATAAATCTTGAGCAAGGAAGCCAGGAATGGTTAAACTTTAGAAAAGATAAGATCGGGGCTAGCGATGTCCCCGCTATTATGGGAATAGATCCCTACTGCACTCCATATCAAAAGTGGGAGCAGAAGGTTTTTGGAAAAACTGTAAAGGTAAATTCTGCCATGCAGAGAGGAATAGATCTGGAACCAATTGTTAGAGATTGGTACAGCTCTTCTTTTGGAATTGTGCGTCCAGCGGTTATCCAGAGCGATCAGCACCCGTATATGATCGCTAGTTTAGATGGGATAGATGAGAAAAGAAAAAAAATAGTTGAGATAAAGTGTTGTAAAAAAGAATATTATGACCTGATTGCGGATGGAGGTATTCCAGAAGGGTACTGGGTACAGATCCAATACCAGCTGTTACTTGCTAATGACAGCGAGTATTCCGACGATCTTATCGCTTCGAATGGGAAGGAACAGGTAAGGCTAGAGGTCTTGCCTTGTCCGAAAATCCAGGAAGAAATATCTGATAAAGTTAAAAAATTCTATGAGCAAAATATCCTTGAATTTATCGCTCCCCCACTATGTGATAAAGACATAGAGGCTAGGTACGATAGTTCTTGGAACCATGCGAAAGATCGCTGGCATAGAGCTTCGGCAACCCTGAAAAAGGCTCTGGAAGAAGAGGAAGAAGCGAAGAAAGAGCTTATAATGCAATGCAATGGAAGAAATTCCGAGGGCGGAGGAGTGAGGGTAGTCAAAGTTTTCCGTAGGGGCAATGTAGATTATTCAAAAATACCCATGTTGAAAGGGGTAGATCTCAATCCGTTTAGGAAGTCATCAACCGAGCATTGGAGAGTGACTTAATGGACTTCGAAATCATTAATTTTCAACCAATCAATAAGAATGGGTTGTTAGGGAAGTTTGACCTTCGCTTCACTATTTCTGGGGCCCATATGGATGGGATTCCCACGCTAAGAATAGTGGTGAAGGAGTTTTTACTCATACAGAACCCTCAGAAATCTGTTTATGTGTCCTATCCAAGCAGGGAATATGAGGGGAAAGATGGTAAGAGACGATTTGCTCGCTACTTCGAACCGTGTGAAAACGGGGAGAAGTACTTTTCGGATAAATTAATTGAAAAGGCGATGGCCTATTTGGACTCTTATCAATGAAAAAAAGGGCCCAGATTTTACTCTGGGCGTTCTTTCGTACTTGCTTAAAGGACGTTTCGCGAAATTAGACGGCAATAAGAACAAGTACTCAGCCTGTTTATCTATTCTTGGCCGGTGAAGACGAAGAGATAGAAACCAGGGGCAACTTAGAGGCCATGAGGGAGCTGATTTCTGATAGCCTCCGACCCAAACGATCGTTTGACGTGGAATATATTACGAAGAATGCCTATTTAACACAACAGGATATCAAAATGAACTTACAAATTTCTTATTCTAGCGCAGATTACACACCACGCAAACAATACAAAAAATCCCAAGAGTGGGTCTATAGAACTCCTGAGATCATTCAGAACTCCAAAGTTTTATCTAAAACAGCCAAACGCCTATATCCAGAGATTGTTAGACTTTCTCTAAAAGAAGGGTATTGCTTCGCCTGCAACGAATACCTTGGAAATAAGCTCAATATCAAAGAAAGACAAACTCGACGTCTGATTTCAGAGCTAATAAACCTAGGATTAGTTGAAAAAACAAGAGTTAAAGGGAAAAGATATCTCCGAGTTTTAGACTCGGAAAACTTAAAAAAAGTCGAAAATTCTCCGGCCACTAATTACCGAAATTTCGGTCAAAAATTACCGTTTTTTACCAGCGCATCCTTATATAAAGAGGAAGAAGAAAAAGACTATTATCTTCCTCTTACTCCTTCTTATGAAACTTGTGAACCCCCTGATGATGATTTTTCTGTTTGCCTAAAAAAAGATTCTGCTGTTGAAAAAATACGTTCTGAGAAACCGCGTAAAGAAAAACTAGATCGAGAAGCGCTCTGTTCTAGGTTTTACCCTGAATTCACTCCTGAGCAGCTTAGAAAATACTCCAAAAGAGAACTTAATACCTACTCCATCGAGCAGATAAGAAAGCTTGAAATGGAAAAACCTGTCAAACCTAAAATTTCTAACGAGCAAATCAATAGTTTCACCGAGAAAGAGTGGGAAGAGGCTTATAAAACAATCTACCATCTTGAAACTCAAGGATATAGGGTGTTTCACAAAAAGAATTACGCAATAGCCTGCATCCTGAAAGCAAGGGGATCAGATCCGTGTTCTGAGAAGCATAGGATGCAAGCACAAAGGTATGATAATATGTACTTTACAGATCCATATGGAACAAAACTTCAGGCATTTTGCTGTAAAAAATATTTTGAGGTGGTTGTGGGACCTCACTCATTTACGTTTGCTTATAATTTAGACCCAGAAGTTTGGAAACAAAAAACAAAGAATTATTTCGACCAGTTTGACTCGGAGATAAAGAAAAGTGGAGATGCATATGATTAAGCCACCTTCGGTTAATGATCCAAAATTTTACTCCACAGATCCGGATGTGCACGGAAGAATAGAGAAACAAGCGAGAAGAAGGTGCGGAATAAGTGCTTATACATTTAAAGGAGAGCCGCTTCTTGAATATAAAAAGCCCAAGGAAATTAAAAACATGATCGCAGATATTCTTGCTACATTACTTTCCATGTGCAATATAAAGTTAATTAAAGGATAAGGGAAAAATGATCAAACTTCATTGGATAGTTGAGAGTATATGCCAAGAAAATATGTAAAAAAAACCACTCAACCTAAAAAGATTGTGGTCAAACCAGTAAAAAAGTTAGGAAGGCCCCCAGTTCAGTATTCAGATCAAGCTTTAAAAAATTTAGGTGAAGAATTAATTCATTTCTTACAAGCACATGATGAATCAATTGTTCATTTATCGATGTGGTATAATAAAATAAAAGGCATACCTAAAAATAAATGGTCATCTCTAATTCAGCGCCCAGCATTAACAGACTATTACGAGAGGGCGTTAGAATGGGTGGGATGCAATATCTTAGAAAGCCAGGATCTACCTACCGCATACGGAAGTCGATTTCTTTCTTCTTACTTTAAAGATCTGAGAGATCACGAGAGAAAGGTCAAACAAGAAGAGATTGAACATGCTATTGACTACAAAGCAAAGATGGAGTTATCTAAGTCTACACCTCCGAATGATCAGATGCTTAGCTTGAATTTAGACCTGATCAAACAAGTTAGAGAGTTGCAGAAAGAATTAGATGTGTTGAAAAAGGATGGGAAACAATCATGAATCTCGCATATACAATTACGCGAGTCGACAAACACTCAGCACATTTTGCAATAGTCTATTGATGAGAATTAGAATCATAGATCTGGAGATAAGGAGTACGGGAATTAACTTTACTCTTGAGTTATTAGATGTTGGATGTTTTCTAAGGAATGTGCGTTTGGAGAAAATAGATGATTTGTATTATCTCATGTCTAGCGTAGGGGGACAATACCACTTCTTGTACAATACAGACCTAAAGCAAATTATTATAGATAAATTAAAAGGATACTTTCCTCCTGAGGAAATAACACATGAATGATACCGAAACTAAATCCTTCCAACAAAGATGCGCCAATTTTGCTATGTTCCTAGAAGACGCGTGCGAGATCTTTCCTGGGTCCTCCGAAGCGGCGTCAATAGATATATTTGTAGGAGTTATGTCCTGTACTTCACCCGCAATTAGAAAAAGATGCAAAGCAGTCATAATGGAATTTATGCAACACCTCGGAGATATTGAGTTTGAATCTGAAGAAGAACGACTCACATTCCTCGAAGATATGATGAAGATGAGAAAAAGAGAATAGTAATGATAACTCTACTTATCGTTACAAAAAAAGACTTACAAAAAGAGAGTACAAGGCAATATTACTTAAAAAACAAAGATAAGATAAAAGAGCGTGCAAGACGATATTACTTAAAAAACAAAGATAAGAAACACGAATATTACCTAAAAAACAAAGAAAAGTGTGATATAGTTAATAAGGAATGGCGTAAAAAAAATAAAGAAAGAGTAAGATTATACAATATAAGATATAAACAAGGTTACAAAAAATGGAGGGAAAAAAACAAAGAGAAGAGAAATGAATACGAGAGAGAGAGATATCTTCAAAAGAAACTGAAAGCGATTCAAGATGCCTCTATCTACCAAGCAAATTGAAGTTATCACAGAGTGCACACACCGATTCAACATACTTGTTGGATCTGTCCGTTCGGGAAAGACCCACGCCAGCACCCTAGTTCTCGCCGACTTCATCAAGAATGGAGTGAAGGGCGATTGCATGATCGTAGGTGTGAATCGCTCCACAATCCAGCGCAACGTCCTATCCGAGTTATACAACTTCCTTGGCCTTCCACCACCCGCTAGTAAATCAATGGAGACGAAACTCTATGGCAGGAACATATATTTCGTGGGAGCACACGATGAGTCGGCTGTGCGAGCCATACAAGGGTCGACGCTTGCCTTTGCGTACGTAGATGAGATAACCGCTATCCCTGCCCCATTCTGGAAGATGCTTATTGGGAGATTATCCATAGCAGGCGCACGCCTTGCCGGAACATGCAATCCCGATGGGCCGTATCATTGGTTCAAGAAGGAGTTTATCGATAGATGCGCAGATCTCGACATGGTGGTGTGGAACTTCAATCTTGATGACAATCCGGTCCTAGACCCTGTATATAAAGAAAACTTGAAGAAAGAATACACAGGGATGTGGTACAAACGCTACATCCTTGGAGAGTGGGCAGTCGCTCATGGATTGATATATGATGGATTTGATCAAGATAATTTGTATGAGCACCCGTTTGACAATCCTATCTATTATATTTGCGGGATTGATTACGGTTGCAGCAACCCTACAGCGGCCATTGTATGCTCTGTCAACCCGCATAAGTGGCCTCAGATCCGCACGGAAGACATCTACCACTACGATTCGATCAAGAAAGGGAAATCGCTAACCACAGACGAGTTGGCGGATAACATCTACCAAATGCTTAAATACAAAAACGTTCGTTCGGTGTACGTTGACCCATCGGCAGCAGACTTGAAGTTAGAGTTAAGAAACAGAAACTTGCCCGTCCTAGACGCAAATAACGATGTTCTTGAAGGGATCAAGGTGGTGAGCAAATTCATTGCGAGAAAAAACATTGTGATCCAGAAAGGGCATACTGAGCTGATTGAGTGCTTACAGACTTACTCGTGGGACGAGAAGGCTGCCAATCGAGGGGAAGATAAACCTCTCAAGAAGAACGACCACTTAGCCGATGCTTTGCGCTATGCAATCTACTCTGAGTTTCCAACGGGGGAGATCGACAGGACGGGGGAGAATATGACGATAGAGCAGATTAGAGAGTATGTTTATGGGGATGATAAGATAAACTTGTATGGATCAGGACCATTTGGGTAGGAGGTAAAAATATGTGGATTAAAGAATTTAGAGGAAGGCTGCTTAACTTAGATAGATGTTCGTATATTTTTATACAGCACAATCAGCATGAAAAAAGTTTCGATGTGCGTGCGAACTTCGTATCAGACTATAAAATTATTCAAGAGGGATTTGCCACAAGAGAAGATGCTCAGAAGTTCATAGACGATCTTTTTTCCCATCTTCTAAAATAGAAACAGTTCTTCCAACAGTGATGTTTGTGCAAAACCGTATATCTCTATTGCTCCATGTCCAGCACTCGCCTGTGTCTTGCTGGGCGCAGACCCAATAGAGATCACTTTCCAACCCTTCATCGATTAAGAAATGCGCAACCGCTTGTCCCTTAGGGGTAATTAGCGGAATAGATGGGGATAGTTGTAGGATCATTTATTCCTCTGTTCCCACAAATCTCGCATTTTTAAAGCATCTTCATGTATTAATCCATCAGGCTCTAATTTAAGTGTTTCACCATGAAGCAAGTTCCAACTATCTCGGAACTCTATGACTTCTACAAAATCAAGAAAGTCAAACCCAAATGCCCACCGAGCAAATAATTCAAGTTCTTCTTCAGGAATAAAATTACTAAAAAAATATTTAATACTTCTCTTTTTCAGCATTGAGAAACTTCCTCATAAGTACAACTTTGCTGATCATGCTTGTTAATCAAATTTTAGAAAACAATTTTTTGCATGAAATACAGTTTAAGAAAAAGGTGAAATCAATATATGGTATGCCTAAAGGAAATATTTTACTTGAAAATGAACAAAATTAGGACATTTATCAAACACTTACGTTCTTCAACGTCTGATAATATCCATTCTGTGGTGTAAATGATTGAAAATACTATTTTTCCGAGACCATACCAAACAGAGTGTATTGATACGGTTTACAATCAATGGCAATCTGGTGTGTGTAGGCAATGTATCGTTATGCCAACAGGAACTGGCAAGACAATCCTATTTGCTCTTTTAGCTAAAAAGATTAATAAACGAACTCTTATTTTGGCTCATACAGATGAACTTATTCAGCAAGCAGTCGATAAGATACAAAGAGTATGGTCCGATGTTGATATTGGAGTTGTCAAGTCTTATCGAAATGAATTGCAACATCAAATTGTTGTGGCATCTATCCAAACTGTTCGAATGCAGCATCGGTTAGCGCAATTAGTAGATCAAAATTTTGAGGTAATGGTGATTGATGAGTCTCACCATGCCGCATCTGATAGTTACAAATTGCTAATGGATACTCTAGGGTTTTCAGAAAAAAATATTACTCCTAATAAATTATTAGTTGGAGTGACCGCTACTCCTCGTAGATCTGACGAAAAAGGATTAAAAAGTATTTTTGGAGATATTTCTTTTAGTAGAACAATGGGAGAGATGGTTCGAAGTGGGTTTCTTTGTCCATTAAAGGCAGAAGCGGTTCGACTAGACTTTCAAACTTTTGAAAAGTCTAAACATATAATTGAAATGGAAAAAAACCAAGAGGAAATATCTATTGAATATTGGTTTAAGTATGGTCCAGTAAGAAGAGCGATGGTGGATAGTTTTGAGGCGCATGGAATCAACAGAAAGAAGACAATTGTATTCTGTTTAGATATTAAACATTGCACACAAATAGCGAACGAAATGCAATCGCGAGGCATAAATGCAAAAGCTATACACGGTAAAATAAAAGAAGAAGAGAGAAGGCAAATACTCAAAGATTTCGATTCTGGAAAAATCTCCGTTATTTCAAATTGTATGGTATTGACTGAAGGATTTGACCAGCCCGATTTAGATTGCATTATGATGTGTAGACCTACCAAGTCTCCAGGGCTATATATGCAAATGATCGGCAGAGGAACACGAACATTTGTCGGTAAAGAAAATTGTCTAATCATAGATTTTACCTCTAATAGTCAAAGATACAAAGATGTTTGCAATGCCATTAGCATGCTAACTGATGATGAGCTGCGAGAAGGGATTGCGCAAGATCAAGAAAAACAAACAGAAAATAAAGAAGATGCAGAAAAAGAAAGATCTGCTTCCAATCCTCCCCCTGAAGGAGAAGTCAAAGAAACGGGATTTTCTGTCATAAATCTTACTTCAGAGAATCCAGGAGCGAACAAGGGGAGGATGTTCAAGATTGATAAACACGGGAATACTATTACTATAGATTTATTTGACAAGAATTTAGAACCAAATGCACTTCATGGAGCTGCTAAGTCTATATATAAAAATATTATGAGTGAAAATGCCAAATGGAAAAAAGAACCAATTTCCAATAAACAATTCTTGCTATTAAAAAAATTTAAATGGATACCTGAATTGAAAAATATGGATTTTTCAAGTTTAACACGAGGTGCTGCATCTTCTTTAATCAATGCAGCATTTGAAATGGCAAAAAACACAAAAAAGGGGGACCAGTGGACAGTATGAATATTGATAATTGGCTGAACTCCTTTCCTCTAGATAACTTTATCATTAAAGAATGCATATTTAATAATGGGATGAAGTTTGAACAGCTCGACGATGATATTAAAACCTGTGTGATTCAGTCTCTCTTTAGAAGCATCATGGCAGGGGTTGAGTGCATCGACCGAAAAGATTTACGTGAAAACTGCCTCTATCGAATAGAAGCTATTACTCAATCTATGATTCAAGGTTTCGATTTAGAAATCGCTATTGTTGCCTCTTCTATCGCTTACCCTTGTTAATCTATTGCTCTCAAATTGTTTTATTAGTACTTAAGCTAATAAGACAACAAGAGAGACTCCCATCGGATCCTATCAAGTATCATCTTACGCATCGGGAAATTACGTAGATCCTACAGATACTGGAGCTAAGAACCGTCAACAGATGATGGATCAGTTCTACAATTCTTGCTACCCGCAAGCGGCTGTCTTTTGGCAACAAGCTTTTATAGATAAAAGGTTTAAGGCTGGAGAACAATCTCTTTGGTCCATGTTTAGCAATGGAAACAACGACGGATTTTACAACTCACGCCGCTTCTACCTCAATCTGATTCGACGTCATATCAACATGATTGCCGGATATCAAAGATCGAATCGCAAGTCCACCATCAACATTCCCTTACACGACGGAGATCAATTAGCAGACGACTACAACGAGTGCTTAAGGTGGGTACAGGATAGGAATGGATTCCAGGAGTACTTTAGTCAAGCTTTCGAGGGAGGATTGGATGTTGGGATCAACTTGCTTCACTTGTATATCGACCATACCTATGACGCTATCTCGGGCGATCTGGGAATAGAGAGGGTTGATTTTCCAAACTTTTTGATGGATCCCTATTTTAGAAAGCAAGACTTATCTGACTGCTCGGGGCTATGGAGGAGGAGGTGGGTCAGTGGAAGGGTGGCGAAGAATATCGTTAGAGGGAGGGAGAAGGAGATAGATGGACTTAAGGCTCAAATAGGGAAAGATGGAAGATTCCCCATGCAGGCCGAGTTACTCAATTCCGATGTCAATCGACTCTTATCTATAGACGAGTTCCATTACAGAGATTCTAGGGAAGCTACCATGATCATCGACCCCAAGTCTGGGGAAATGGTCGAGTGGGAAGATGAGGGGGATGAGGATGCTGACGATCAAATGCGCCAGATCTTGCAGCAACAGCCTTGGCTCAAGGTTAAGAAAACATACATTCCTACAGTGAAGCTCGTTATAGCTGTTGGGGGTAGGATTTTCTACGACGGCCCAAACCTCCTTTCAATAGACCGCTATCCTTTTGTTCCGCTGCTCTGTTACCACGAACCTGATCTGCAATCTTACTGTGGAAGGATACAGGGAGTTATAAGAGGACTGAGAGATCCTCAGTGGTTGTACAACATGCGCAAGACCATCGAGATGGATCTATTGCAGTCTCAAGTACAAAACGCGTGGATCTACCCGATTGATGTGGTTGTAGATCCCAAAGCATTTAGACAAACCCAAAACGGATGCTTAATTCCTCTCAAAAAAGGTCATCTTCCCCAAGAAATTCAACGACTAGATCCTCAGGGGATACCTCCGTCTGTGTTAGAGCTGTCTCGTTCCCTAGCTGAAGATATTACCAAAATTTCTGGAGTGAACGAAGAGCTTCTGGGGGCAGCTACTGATGATAAGTCGGGGATTTTGGCTATGCTTAGACAAGGAGCAGGACTAATTACTCTAAGACCAGTTTTAGATAAGGCAGATTACTCGCAGCGCATCTTTGGAGAAATTGAGAGAGAGTCAATCCGTAAGAATTTTTCTAAAGGCAAGATAAGAAATATCTTGGGTAGAGAACCAGATCCCCGTTTCTTTTCTATTGAAGCTATTAAATATCAGTTAGCCGTAGAGGAAGGAAATTACACCACTTCTCAAAGACAAATGGAATTGCAGCAGCTGTTGCATTTCAAGGAGATTGGAATTGAGGGGTTAGATGAGCAAATTTTAAAAGCTTCCTTTATCACGAATAAGAAAGAGATCTTGCAATCTATGCAACAGCAGCAACAGCAACAGCAGCAAATGCAACAAGCCCAAATGCAACAGCAACAGCAAGAGCAAAGTTCCAAGATCATGGCGGCTTATGCCAAGTCTAAGAGCGATATGGCTTCTGCCGCTGAGAAAACGGCGCGCATTCAAGAGATCGAGTCTAAAGCAGAGCATAGTAAAACTCAGGCGGATCTAGATTTGGTTAAGATGATGATCGAATTAGAAGATTTAGATATTGAGACGCTAACTAAATCATTTAATTTGGCGCAGCAGATTAAATTGACAAACAATCAAGAAATGGATACTCAAAAGTTAAAAAGTCAAGGGAGTCAAAGCTATGGCACGTGAACGTAAAAGTGGTGGAAATCAATTACCCAAAGACCACTGGGAGAAGAATCAAGGCGATCTAGAGGGATGTAAAATGAAATATACTCCTACTGAGATGGGCAACCCAGAAGAACTATCTAAATCTAATAGAGATTTGGTTAATTATGTTAAGAAACATAAAATGAAGTATTGATTCAATGAAAAAAGAATCTGTAAATAAATCAAATACTAAAGAACATTGGGAAATGCCTTACAACCCACCTCCTGGTCAAGGGGGATTTATTGTAAAAGATCCATTTTCCCCTAAAAAATCGGCAGATCGTCCGAAGACATTTAGACCGATCAACAGGGAAGACCATTGAAGATCACGGCAGGAGAAAAGTGCTTTAAAGCGAGTCAAGATACTAGCTTTCACGATCCTCTTGATATCGCTATGGCTGATTTGGAGGGGGTGTATGAAAATCTTACACAGTGCGCCCATTCACACATTAGTAAGATTGGGGAACCTCATTTCTTTATTGTTATGTTGATTTGCACAGATGTCTTGATCAAGGGGTTGCAAAGGAGAAAGTTCTATGCAGATATCTTCTTGCCCGATCCTCGTCCCAATCAATTGGTTTGTATGTATGAAAAGAAATTGGATTCGATGAAGAGGATATGGTCGCTACCAAGTCCTGCTGTAATGGCTGTGATATCGAGCACTGACTTAGTTGATGATGTATGGAAGATGACAAAGTATTGGTGTGATGCTTTTTACAATAGAGATTTTCACCAAAAGATTCGCGATCAGTGGAAGATCACCGATCTATCGCGCGAAGAATCCAAGAAGTCAAGTCTCTATAGAGAAAACATCATAAAGTTTAGAAGCCAGAATGATTGCCCGTTTCTTTCCAAGCCCTTTGACGCTTTTAAAACGGTCGTCCAGTAAGTCGTAGACTCTAAAAAAATTCCTTTTAAGGAGGAAAGACTCGAGATCTTTAGGAAGGCACAAACATTGAATCGGAATATCTGCACCCATGTATTTCATTGTCTTCGCATAGTGTTCCAGATCTGCTTGTATAGATTTTTTGTTAATGCGATGAGTGTCTTGAGCTTCGGCTTGCGTGTTGTCTTCCATACCTTTAAAAAAAAATAAATTAGGAAATCAGATGGTTAATACAGATCCTACCTTACAAGAACAAAATTTAAATGTTACTCCGCAAATAGATACCAAAGAAGAAGTTTCCAATCAACAAAATCCTCAAGAAGGTGTTGATGAGTCTCCGTCAGCCGTAAATTTTCGTAGGTTTCGCAAAGAAAGAGAAGCTGAGCGCAAGAGAATGGCCGATAGAGAGAAGGAAATGGAACAAGAGAAACTTTCTCGGGAAAGGGAGCGGCATGCGCAAGAAACCCAGATCAAGGCTATGGAAGCTGCTATGGAAGCGTTGTTAAAGAAACAAAACAACCCAGATGATCTTGATATAAACGAAAAAGAACTCCAAGAAAAGAGGGTTCAGGATCTAGTGCGCGCGGAGCTGGAAAGAGTTAGAAAGATAGAGAGAGATGAAGCCGAAGCGCGCGAACAGGCTTCTATTAGGGATAGAATCTTGTCTGTTCACCCCGATTTCAACGAAGTGTGTACCCAAGAGAACCTAGATTACGTCGATTTCCATGAGCCAGAGATGTCCAAGGCGTTTCAATCGGCTAAGAACGATATGAATAAGTGGTTGGCAATCTACAAATTTGTCAAAAAGACGATTCCTAATCCTATGAGCAAGAAAGATGAGAGGAGAATGGAGCAAAACGACAAGAAACCGCGTTCTATCTCTATCCCAGGGCTCACAGAGACAGGCGATAGTGCTCCGTCAATACTGTCTGATCAGAGGAAGAAGGATAACTGGGCTAGAATGAGAAAGGTGATGCAGGGATAGTATGAACTATTTTTTACGAGGCCCGATTGCTCCCCATTTTTCTTTTGGAAAAAATTCTACCTCTTTGCAATCCTTAAATCTTCCTCTCAGCTTTTGAAAGCATTGATGAACCCATCGACTACCATATCCAGTAATTTTTGATATTTCTATCGGGTCATGTCCTTTCAAAAATAATTTTATAAAAATCTTTTCTGATTCTGTAAATACTGGAGAGTCTAGTAAGTAACCCATGTCTAAATGTTCAAAATGAGGTTTATTATAATAAAGCTGAAAATATTCAAGACTTACCCACTGAGATGGGAAATAAACCCTCTTCCTATCAGGAGTATGTCCAAAACGAATCATGCTGTGGTAAATACATCTTTTACACTCAGATTGAATTAAACACTTTATATCACGGAATATCAATCTATTAGGACAGCAATAAGCCACATAACAAGCCTCCATTGCTGCACTTAAACAAAGATTCCTATCTGTTATTTTTCTTATTTTAGCTACGGCAGAACACACAATTAATGCGTACCACATCCAGTTTTTAATAAATTCATTACATTCATTCAGGTCAATATCGGAATTTTCAAACTTTGCTGTGACTAATCCAGGTTCTCTTTTTCTCTTAATATGCATATTTTAAATATAAAAAATATTTGACAATTCAAACAGTATACCTTACTTGAAAAAATAGAAGAACGAAACACTTTGTTTTTCTAATTCCCTAGAGCGTTACACGGGATCGCTCTCCGTTCGCGTTATCTGCTTCGCAACCAGATAAATACAGAACTGAGAGAACGCCCATGTCAACTGTTACTGCCTCTACAGGCATCACCAATATTTTCAATATGTCCCCCGAGCTTCCTTTGCAGTGGAGTGAGGATCTATTGTCAACCCCAATGTTTAACCTGATCCATTCATTTGGAGCGGATTTACATACTGCTCAGGCTCACCTGGGAAAAACGACTCGTATGAGTCGCTATGAAAGACTCAACACAGATGGTGGTCAACTAGATGGATCGGGTATAGATCCGGCTCCTGAAATTCCTGTCCGTACAGACGTAGACGCAACTACCGAACTTTACGCCAAGACTGTGGTCGTAAACGAGCAGGTCACACTCTTCGAAAATGACAAAGTCATGACGAAGTTTATTGCGCTCTTAGGTCAGTGGCTTCGGGAAAAGGAAGATCTACTAATGAGAGATCTTCTGGCTTCTAGCCCATCGTACCTTAATGCTTATGGAGGAAATAACGGAGATTCTCCAACTAATATATCCCGTGCGGATTGCAACAACATCGAGCGCATCCTTTTAGGAAACGACGCGCGAACCATGCTGGAAAGTGTGGACGCGATGGATAAGTTTGCGACATCACCGACCCGAGATGCATTCATAGCTCTCGCTCACACCAATGTCACTACAGATCTACAGAACGTACAAGGAGTGATCCTCAAGAATGCTTACCCACAACAAGAGGGGTTAAGACCTGAGGAATACTGCTCCATTTCCCGTTTTAGGTGCTTTGTATCTTCTAAAGGGATTATAGCTCCAACGGTTTCTACACTAGGCAATCCAATCTACCGGATTCCTATGTATGGCCTAGAAGCGTTTACCAAGGTCGAACAGAACACCTACACAGCTCGCGTAGGGATGAGACCCGATTGGGTGGTTTCTAGTGTGGCTCAAAACGCTCAGATGTACGCCAAGTTTGCGCTTGCTCGGGCGATTACGAATCAAAACTGGATCTCCGGATTAAACGTTACAACTTCTTAAGAGGGAACAATGGCTTTTACAATATTAACTCAAGGGACCTTTACCTCTACAGGAGCTTCACAAAGGATTCCAGTACAGAGTTCGGCTGACTATTTCGTGGTTAAAAATCTCACTCAACTTGCCACAACTCAGACTACAGGTCGTGGAGTGATGTTCGAGTGGTTTTCCAATCCAGGGATGGCAGATTACAGCGCCTATATGACGAGCAAAACCAATAGTACAAATGCTCTGAACTATAGCCTGATTACAACTGGCGGATTTTTGTATGTGAAAACATACCCTTACTCCACTGGTCCAGCTGCTAACGCGATCACAGCGATTACCAATGCAAACCCAGCGGTTGTGTCTCAAGTAAACACTTACACAAATAACGACATTGTAAATATTTACAATACAACGGGCATGTTGCAAACAGCTGGAATTCCATTCCAGATCTCTTCTGTATCAGGCACTGGGTATACGTTACTTGGATTGCCAGCTACTATAGCAAACGGATTTGCGTCAGCAGGAACAGGAGGAAACACTAGGTTTCTCTCTACCTATGCAGCGGTAGAACCAGAATTCCTCTACATAACGGGGATTTCACAAGGAGCACAGGCAGTCATCTCTACCTCTATAGATCCTGCTCCTTACTACGTAGTAGGTCAAAAGATCCACTTTAGTATTCCCGATGCATTTGGAATGGAAGAATTGAATCAGCAAACAGCTGTCATCACCGCAATTAACGGAGTGTCTGCGTCTGGTTCAATTGGTGCTTACAATATCACTGTTAACGTCAATACATCGGCATTTACAGCCTTTGCGTTCCCGTCTTCTGCTCTGATTGCAACGGGTGGTTCTTATCCTACCCTTTCGAGTGCAGGTCAAAGTGCGCAGAAAAACATCCTCACAGGGGCGCAGACTGGGTATGAAGTGACGATCTCTCCATTCCATTCACCGATATCAACTCCCTACATGTTCCTATCTGGCGGGACTCTATCTCCAGCAGGATCAGCGGGCGATGTGATTCTGTATCAGATTTGGAAAGGCGACGCAGCATTGTATAACTAAAATAATATAAGGAACTTATGACTGCACCTAAATTAGAAAGAGTATTTCCAGGTGGAAGAAAGCACGGTCTTATTAATTCATTTGCAAACTCAGTTAAAGCAGACCAAGCCTTCACTAATATGACTGTTGCTAACAAGGCAAAAGTGGAAAAAGAGATTGAAGATAGAAAGAAACTGGTGAAAGCCCGATACCTAAATAGTAGGGGAGAAAACGAGCTTCTCGCTATCCCTTACACGCATGGAGCAGGTTATCCTATAGAGACTTGGGAATTTCACCATGATCATGTGTATGAAGTTTGGAAAGGACTAGTAGATCAAGTCAATGCAGGAGAAGGATTGGCAAGACGATCAGATATCATCGATCCAAACACAAATACTTTAGCTGTAAAAGATGGTAAACCTGAAAAGATACATCGATTTGTAGCTAACGACTTTTAATGCCCAGGAGAAGGGAGGACAACCTTTCTTCTCCCTATTTAAGCAGGTGTAAATGTCTATAGCAGCTACAAACAGCACTGTAAATATGATCCGGACCAAGGTGAGAAGGCTTACATCGTCTTCAAGCCAGTCTTCGCTTCCCGATACAGTCATCAATCAATACATCCAAACATTTGCAAATCAAGATTTACCTTACACCATTAAGCTAGATCAGATGAGGAGTGTGTACAAGTTCTACACGCGCCCTTACATCGATCGCTACCCTTTAGACATCAACTTTAATCAAGGCGTCAGAGATCCGGTTTATGTAGATGGGATACGGGGCAATTTATACAAGTCTAGAGATCAGTTTTACAACATTTGGCCCAGATGGCCCACTAAATACACCCCTACGAGTGGAGATGGAACAACTACTTCTTTTAACTTTACTATACAGGGTCCGTTTTTAAGCAATGAAGTAACTTTAGGATGTGTAAGTACAACAGGAGAGGCAATATCTGTTGCAGACGATGGGAATGGTAACCTTCAGCTAGTTACTATGAATCCTGTGGTATCTGTACCAGTTCAAACCTCCTCAGTTCCTGGAATGAAGAATATCAATACCGAAAATCCTGGGCAAAATCTATTGGTTAATATAGGGACTGTTAATTACATCAGCGGCACTTTTACGATCAATTTTGCTCTTGGCAATTTGATTCCAGCGGCAGGTTCAGTATTTACCCTATGGGTATGCCAATACCAACCAGGAAAGCCCTATTCTATCCTGTATTGGAATAACGAATTAACAATACGACCTGTTCCTATGCTCACTCACAAAATGGAACTAGAGACGTACTTAACTCCCGTAGAGTTTATGGAGGAAACAGATGTTCCGATCATAACTCAATGGTGGCAGTACATAGCTTATGGGGCTGCATGTGAGATCTTAAGAGATAGACAAGATGCCGACGGTTTAGAGAATTGCCTCGAAGGGTTTTACAGACAAGAGGCGATGGTTCTAGAGCGGCAAGGAGTGGAGGAAATAGGGCAAAGAAACGTTACTGTATTTAGCGGAACCAACCAACAGCCTGGGTGGGGAGCGGGATGGCTTCAAGGTGGGTTCTAATGCGCTCATTACACACTCCTCTTAAGATCGCTGGGTTTTCTGCAGGGTTAATTCAAGAAAGAGAAGAGTTTCTCTTGCCTAACGATGCCTTCCCTACTCTAGTCAATGCGTTTGTATTTCGAGAAAAGGTGAAGCGCAAGCAAGGGACAAAGCTTCTAGGGAGGTTGGGGAGAGAACTTACGGCTCAAAGTTTAGGAACGACAGCTGCAGATGGGTCATTTACTGGAAATATTAGAACCATTCTCTCACTAGAAACAAATGCAGAGATTTCCCCTGGAAGTGTGTCGATCACTATAGGATCGCAGACCTATACAGATGCTAATGAGAATGGAGAACTTATCCTCTTAGGAGGAGGAACAGGGACAATCAACTACTCCACGCTAGCCATATCCATTCAAACATCTCCTATTCTCGCGTCAACGGCAATTACAGCCGCATTTACCTACTTCCCTTCGCTTCCTTCAATGGGATTGAGACAAAGAGAATTAGTCAGCACTTCGCAACAACAAACGATTGCTTTCGACACAAAATATGCCTACATATATGGAGTGTCCTGGACTGAATGGATTCCTGGGACAACATGGACAGGAAATGATGCAAATTTTTTCTGGAGTACAAACTATTGGGTTTCGGCATCAAATAGCAAATTATTTTGGGTAACAAATAACAAAGATCCTATTAGGTATACAGATGGAGCTACTTGGACTGATTTTACACCGCAACTTGATTCTGGGGGTAATCTGCTTAGCACTTGTTTGTGCTTTGCTCCTTTTAGAGGGAGATTAGTTGTATTTAACACTGTAGAGGGAACTCTTCCTTATTATCAAAGAATAAGATGGTCAGCTATAGGAAGCCCACTTCTTACAAATTCTTGGCGAGATGACATTATAGGACAAGGGGGATTTTTAGATATCCCCACATCAGAGGCGATTACCACTATTGGGTTTGTCCGAGACTATCTAATTGTATCCTGTGAAAACTCTACTTGGCAACTGCGCTATACAGGGCTATCCATTCAACCGTTTCAAATAGAGAAAAGCAACTCTGAGCTAGGAATTCGCTCTACATTTAGCTGCGTGCAGTTTGATACTTCCATTGTGGGAACGGGAAACAAAGGGTTTGTGACCTGCGACAGTTATAAAAGCGCATTGATTAACATAAAAATACCCGATCTGACCTTTCAATTCGGAAACACAAATTCCGGTCCAATAAGAATTCAAGGAATAAGAGATTTTATACAAAGAGTTGCCTATTGGACATATCCTTATCCATCCGTAGCAGGTGTCCCTGTTGTATATCCTAATAGAAGATTACTCTACAACTACGAAAATGATTCGTGGGCTATATTTACAGATTCTTTTACATCCTTAGGAACTTTTCAAGTCCCCATAAAGCGTACTTGGGCAGATTCTCATTTTACATGGGCAAGTCAACATATTACTTGGGTTGCGCAACAAAATCTTACTCCAGAAATTATTGGGGGAAATCAGCAAGGTTTTATCTCCTATTTAGATGCTCAACAAGCAAATGATAAAAGTTTGAGTATTAATGCAATAACTGGAAATGTAACTACTTCTACAGTAATACAATCTATAAATCACAATCTACAAACAGGGCAAGTTATCTCCATAGGGTCAATTCCTACAGGAACAGGATACAGCACATTAAACGATCAGGTCTTTAGCATCATTGCAATCGATGCAAATCAGTTCTCCTTATTCAAATACAATCCTTCTACAGAGCAGTTTTCAGATCCTCAGTTAGATATTTCGCAATCTTATATCGGAGGGGGCGTTATTTATCTGAGAGATAATTTTAATATTGTGAGTAAGAAATTCAACTTCCTTGATGAAGGAAAAAATATCCAACTCAATCAAGTTGACTTTCTCATGGAGAATACTTCTGCTGGTGCTGTGACTCTGAACGTGTATCTAGACTATAACGATACTACTCCAATCAATGTAGAGCCTGAGAACAACAATATCGTGACTAGTCAATCCGATCCATTTTTTGAAAGCATTGTCCCTACTTCACAAGAGGGGGGGATAAAGGGTCAAAAGTCTATTCAAAGATTATATTGTCCAGTTACTGGAAATTTTATCACATTAGAATTAACTCTTTCTAATTCTCAAATGATTGGAGTTGAGCAACAAAGCTATTTCCAATTAGATATGTTGATTTTATGGATTAGAAGAGCTGGAAAAAACATTAGCTATGGAGTTTAAAAATGGCATTCAATCCAAACATCCCCCAACCCCTAGATTTTCAAGATGATAGTCAATCTATATTGCTTACAAACAATCAGCAATTAGACACATCTTTTGGAGTAGATCATTATAAATTTTCTGATATGACAGCTAACAATGGATTTCACAACAAAGTGACTACACCGGCTTATGTTGAGAATCCTACTACTGGACTTCCGCCTATTACTACAACGAATCCTATACTGTATGCATTTCAACAAACAGCGAATATAGGAGTGTTGCAGTATTCGCGCGGGTCCAATGATTCTGTTCCCACTCCTATTACTAACTTAAAATCTTCTGCCACTCCTATTACTTTAACAGCATCTGGAACTACTAATGTTTTGGACTTTACTGGAATCTCAATTTCCTCATTTCTGTTTACTGCATTTGATTCGCAGACACTGAATCTAATTTCCTTGTATTGGGGATACTATAGCAGTACTGCTACGAATAGATTTGCACTTCAAACAGCAGCATCTAATGGTTTAAGACTTACCAGTTCAGGAAATATACTAATTTTACAAAACTTTTTTGGATTAACACTTTCGAATGTATATTGGGATTTACAATTTATTAGGATTCAATGATCTATTTTAATCTTTCTGAATGTAAATATTTTAAATGTTCTTTAAATTCTAAGTCTTGTTTGGCCATTATCGCTCGATATTCAGCCTCTTGCTTAGCCATGATCGCTCGATACTCAATATCGTTTTTTTCCATTCTTGCATGCCATTCTTTACCTTCTTGGTATATAGCATTGATTAAATTTCTTTGTGCTTCTAGTTTAGAATCCATGTGCCTAATATCAGTTCTGTTTTCTGATCGATTCCAAATGAACAGTCCAAAAACTCCTATAAAAAACAATACTAGCTGCGTCCATTCCATAAAACCTCAATGCTTCTGTACATCATTTCTTCTATACATCAGTTCTAATGAATATAGACGATTATGGAAGTCTTTGCTTTCCTGCATAGCTTCCTTTCTCAAGGCAATCATCTCTTCCCTCCATTTAATTCCGTCTTCTTTAATGGATTCTATTAGATTTCGATGGCTGTCTAATCTAGCCTCTAAATGCCGATTATCAGTCCTAGCTTCAGTTCTGTTCCAAATGAACAAACCGAACACACCTAGGAAAAAAATAATAAATTGTACCCACTCCATAAACCCTCAATTTTCCATGTTATGAGCATAGATTCTACCAATCTAGAGGCATTTCTTCCACTATCGAATACTTTTCCAGAGAAATGGGAAGAGGCACGCCCTTTATTAACTGAGCATTTCAATAAGATCTCCAACGCGATCAACGTGCGGAAAATAGGAAGATACGTACAGGAGCAATACCCTACTGGAGAACTCCTTTACCCGGGAGCTAGCGGGGAATATAGGACAGTCTTTCTCAAGGTGGTACAGTTTGGATCCCTTCCAAATTCTACAACTAAATCAGTTCCTCACGGGATCAGTTACACAAACTCTTTTCGTTTAGTATGTCTGTATGCTACTTCTGATTTTATAGGGAATAGTAGTTTAACAATCCCTTATGCGTCTCCTGATGACAATAAGGAAATTGAAATTAACATAGATACTACGAATATTAACATCACTACAGCGATGAACTATTCCAATTATACAAACACAGATGTAAAGATTTATTACGTCTTGGAGGGTTAAGTTATGCCATTTTGGGGAGGAAGTCCCGAGCAATACCAGCAATTTCCGATGTTCGGGCCTGGTCAACAGGGATTGTACGATCAACTGATGAGGGCTTCACAAGGGGCAGGTGCAGGGGGTGCTTTTGGAGATTCCGCAGATTACTATAGAGGGTTGCTGGGAGATGATTCTCAAGACTTCCAAGCATTTGCTGCGCCAGAGATGAGGCAATTCCAACAAGAAACGATTCCAGGATTATCAGAACAGTTTGCTGGCATGGGATCGGGAGCGTTATCTAGTAGCGGATTTAGAAACTCTGCTGTAAATGCCGGAGCGGGGTTGGCAGAAAGATTAGGATCTCTGCGAGCATCATTAAGACAGAACGCAGCTCAAGGGCTACAGGGAATAGGTCAAATGGGGATGGGCAATTACTACAATAACGTCCTTAGACCCGCTCAACCAGGATTTGGTGGTGCTCAGTTAGGAGGGTTGATAGGAAGTTTAGGAGGATCATTCTTTGGTCCTATGGGAACAGCTGCTGGCGGATCCATAGGACAAGGAATAGGGAATGCATTTTCAAATTGGTGGAATGGAAATTCTAACAAAGCTGGACCAGCACAACCTGGTCAACAGCAAGGGATGTAAATATGGGCTTACAAGTTATTCCTCAATTAGGGGACATGGGGACGCAGTTGGGTCAGGGAATGGCTCAAGGTTTGAGCGAGCAGCTTCCTAAAGAGGTAGAAAGGTATAGATTATCTCAAAATTTAAAAGAATTAGGTCCAGATTATGAAAAAATAGCTAAGGCTTCTAAATTTTTACCTCCTGAAGTAATTGGACCTAGTGTGACTAGATTATTAGAAAGAGATCGACTTATTGGAGCTTTAGGAGGAAATCAAAACTCCTTAAAACAACCCACACAAGGAGACTCTTCCTCTAACAACGCTCCTGAAGGAAATTGGAGGGACAGAGAGGCTAAGAAGTTTTTAATGTCTGGAGCTGCATCAGATTTACAATCAGCTTATGCACTTGCTAATGATAGAAATAGTACAGCAGAAGGAGCAGTGCAATCATTAAGAAACAGAATAAACACTGTTTTACAGACTAATCAAGATGCCCAAACCTACCAGTCTTTGCCTGGTGAATATTTACAACAGATGGAAAACAATGTTCTAGATAGAGTTAGATCTGGACAGGATGAACAAACAGTATTAAAAGAATGGGAAGACAAAGTAAATAATTTAAGCAAGATTAGTTCTCCTCTTAGAAAGAAAGTTGGTTTTTTAAATAAGGCGATAAATACAGACTCTTCTTATAGATCATTAAATAAATCTGTTGATGAATTAAAAAAACTTGGCATGCCCGAGATGGCCGTAAATCTATTGGCTAATAATCAGGGTTTATCTAGAAACAATGCTAAGAATTGGGTCTATGGATTATCTGAACCAGAATCAGAATATATAAAATCGCTTCGATACGGAAAAGCTCCCCAAGGAGTAGATTTTCTACAGCAATATGTGAAAAAAACAAAAAGTAGTGATTCAGAAATTGCAGGACAAATTTTGGATAGACTCACTCCACAAGATAGTATTGGTTCAATCGCCTTTGAATTAAGAAAAAAGGGTTATGACTCAGAAAATATATTGAATAAGATACAAGAATTGGTAGAGAAAAGGGGCGTTGTCCTTTCAGACAGACAAAATCAAGAGATATCATTTACCCCTACTGCTACTGATATATTGGGGGATTTATTTGGAATGCAATTTTTTAACAAGAGACTATCGAGGAAGAGATAATGGCTGTCTTGTCCAAAATACTACCTTTTCTAAAGAATGCAATACCTTCTGCTTTAGCTGTAAAAGCTCTGGGAAAACTGGACAGTCGGTTTACTAGATTCTTTGGGGATGCTGCTGCTGCTGGATTTGGTACAGATCAAGTTATATCTTATTTGAGAAACACATTAGGGGGAGAAGAGAAGGAAGAACAAAGGTTAAGCGAACAAAGTCGGCAAAGAACACTCACTCCTGATGAAGAATACAACCTTCAAGAAATGCAAAGATCTCAGTCTATACCTAATACTTTGCAAACAGGTGTATCTCTTGCTACTGGATTAGGAGCAGGATTAAGTTCTTTAGAAAAAACCCCGCAAGCACAACACGAGAAAACAGAGCAGACAGATCCTCGCGTCGCTTCAGTGCGAAAGGCAGCAGATGCTATTCAATCTAGAAAGACTTCTACTAAGGTACAAGATGTAGCGCAAAACATGAAATCTACAGTTCCTATCACAGATATAGCATCTTTTCTTGAGTCTGTATTTCCTCAATTATCTACAGCTCTAGAAAGAATGATACTGGCGGGAAAGTCTCCAGAAGATGCAGCATTTACTACCATGTCATTTCCAAGCTTTAAAAAACCGATCCAAGAAATTACCAAAGAATCTGGTATGTCGTGGCCTTCTATAGTGAGAAATATGTATGGACCGTCCTCTCAACAACAACCTCAACAAAGAAACGCTCCTTCTTCTGCACAGCAGTCAATGCCATCGAGCCAGCAGGGATTAGGTGAAATTCTAAAAATGTTTACTCAAATGCGATCCAAGTGAGTGAAAAAGAACTATTATTGGCTATCGTTGACGAGATTATTTTGGCGATTGAAGGCATACTTGAGAGAGGTGAAGAGCTTGTTCCAGAGCTAGAGGGATTGCTCTTACAAACTGCTGAGTATATTGGGACTAGACTTCAAGAAATAGACCTAGAAGAATCACAATCCCAACAACCTGCTGAACAACAAGCCCCTCCCACTCCGCCTACTGCTCCACCAGCACCCCCTTCTAATACTTCTATCCCTCAAGGGGCCGATCTTCTATGGATCTTAGCTGGGGGGGACGAGGGGGCATTTAGATCTTATCTTACTAACATACCTGACCCCGAATTAAACGCTCTCTCTGCTCGTCCAGATCAAGTACAGCAAATCATAGCAAGATTGAGACAGCAGATCACCCTTCCCGCGGGAGAAGCCGAGAATGGGATTGCTAAGGCTAATCTCAATAGCAGCAATGTGTATGGGTTTAGGTATGATCCTAGAAGCGGAAGAATGCGGGTTCGCTTTAATTCGGGATCAGTATATGAGTATGACAACGTACCCCCTAGGATCTTCAAGCTATTCCAACAGGGAGCGGCACAGGCTCAAACTACGGGACAGAATAGATGGGGGGCTTGGTGGCGCGGAAAGTCGCCAAGTTTGGGCGCTGCCATGCATCAATATATAAGAGATAGATTTAACTATAGGAGGTTGTCTTGATGTGTTTTCCACTTTTCTAACCAGTCAGTAGTCAATACTTCTGAAATGTTAAATGGATTTATCAAAGGAAATATTGACTCCTCTATTTCAGTTTCTTTATGAGCATCCCAACGAGCATCTTCATAAGCACTTTCTGCTAATTCTAAAAGACGATGTTTAAGACTAGGAGTTTTTTTAAGTCTTTTTTGTACTCGTCTAGCATGTTCACGGATAGTGGATATCCAAGATTTACTCCTGAGATGTTGTTGGTATTTCCATTTAAGAAGATGCATAAACAACACACATAAACAGCTTTCTAATTCACTAGCTCTCGAATCGCCCAAGTCTTGTATTTCCTCTATCAAATTTTCAATATCCAAATTTTCAAATTGCCTAGTTTTCATTAGATTTATTTGAAGATCACACCATTCACAAAGATCTTGTCTGTATAGTTCTGTACTCATTTTTTAGACTCCTTAATTTCCGTAAAGTCCTCTTTGTTAGGGTACATTATATAGGAATAGCATTATTTATGGTCTAAATTTTAGGGGTAAAATAATGCTATTCCTCCTCAAACAAAAAAATAAACTTATAGTTTGACATGTAAATACAGAAGTTCTACTTGAAATGAATAGGACAAATACAACTTCAGGTTTAATCCATGTCAATAGCTTCCCTGGCTGAAAATCCATTAGGTCATGTTGGGATTGATTATTATCAAAATCCCCCTTTAGTAACTGCAAAAAGAAACCCTACATCGACGGATATAAAAAATCCAGATACTACATGGCTAAATTCAGTTACTAAAATTTTATACGTAACATCTGGGGCTGGAGTGTGGTCTCAAATATCTCCTTCTATTTCTACATCAGGTGTAGCAACAATTACCGGGAATACCGGAGGAGCCATCTCTCCTACTTCTGGCAATGTTAATGTTGTAGGCTCTGGATCTATTACTGTTGCGGGATCTGGTAATACTTTAACAATATCTGCTACAGGATCTACTTCGTTTACTTGGAATAATAACGCAACTACCCAAACTATGAGCGTGAATAACGGATATATAGTTACAGCAGCGGCTCTGCAAACATTGACTTTGCCGGCAACATCTGCTGTGGGGGACGTGATTGAAGTGATTCGACCAAGTGGAGCGGGTGGTTGGAGGATTGCTCAAACAGCGGGTCAACAGGTTCGCACCGGAACAAATGCTACAACTGTAGGTACAGGTGGATCATTAACTTCTACGGGTATAGGAGATTGTATACACCTTGTGTGTACAACAGCTAACACTATATGGATTGTAGATTACAGCGTAGGAACAATAACACCGGTATAAGATGGCACTCAATAGAACAAGTACTAATAATTTTGGAATTTCGCAATACATCGTATCGACAGATCCAACAGCATCTTCTTCAACAGATCTACAATATTGTTTCGATCAAGTAGTTGCAGCCGGCGGAGGTACAATCTATGTACAGCCAGGTACTTATACCTTAAACGGTACATTTAATACTGGTGGTGTGTCGATGACCATCATTGGAGCATCTAGTGATACTGTAGAGGTTGGGTCTCCCATACCTATCAGCACCGTTGTAATCTCTGGGAATCAAAGCATCTCGGGTACGGGAAGCATCACTTTCCAAAATCTTTCTTTTTCTGCGACGAGTGGTACAACCATTTCAGTTGTATCTGGAGGGACATCAAGCCTTGCGTTTGTGAATTGCTCTTTGAGTAACAGCGGGGGTGCAGGCGTTTCATTCGTAGGCGCTAGTTTAGCTTCTTACTTAAAGTTTGACAATAGCAATATATTTGCTTCTACTACTGCCGTTACTACTACTAATTGCTCTGGTACTTTTACAAACACTGGTTTTTATGGTGGAACGGGTGCAGGTCTTTCGATTGGTGCTACATGTCAGATCACAGGTATCACAAATATATACACTTCCACTTCTTCTCATGCGCTTATTATATCGGCTGCAAGTGGTGAGCTGATTAGTTCTTATTCTGCATATACAGCAACAGCGGTCGGTGTATCATGTGTGAACTTTACAGCAGCAGGCATATTAGTCACTGTCAATGACAGCTTTTTATCTAACGCTTCGTCTGGATTCTACGCCACTACAACCAATGCTTCGGCAGGTGACATCCTAATTGGGAACTCAACTATACAAGGCACTGCAACAGCTATAAACCCAACACTTCTTACAACATATTATCTATCTTCAATCAATGTAACGGCTGGATCGAATAGCTGGAATGCGATTACGGCGAATCAAAGCTTGGTTGCTGATAATTCTTATGTGGTCACTTCAGGTGCCCTTAGTTTAGCACTTCCTACTACGGCTGCATTTGGCACTGAGATCGTTGTCTCACTTTACAATACTGGAACATCTTGGGTCATTACTCAGGCAGCAGGTCAACGCATTCAGTTTGGAAGTAGTGCTACGACTACAGGCACCGGAGGAAACTTAGCTTCAACTGCTGCTGGGGATACAGTTAAATTAGTGTGTGTGATTGCGAATACCGCTTGGCTTGTCATCTACACAATCGGAAATATTAAAACTGTGTAAAGCAGTTTTACATCAAAGGAAATCATGGCAAGAAATTCAAGTGTCAACCTAGACATCACAAATCAAACCGTAGGCGTTACAATATCTGGTGGAACTACAGCAAGGAGTTTGAGCTGGAATGGTACAGGCAATCAAACGTTTACTCAAACTTTTGCTGGTAACAGTGTGTACTCTATGCCCAGTGCAGGTGGGACAGCTGATAATTTACTTGGCTCAAGTGCTTATACTGCTGCTGGGACAGTATTATACGGCTCTGGTACGGGAACTTACCCAAGCACACTAGCAGCGGGTACAAGTGGGCAAGTCCTTACTTCTACAGGGACAGCGCTCGCGTGGGGTAGTCCAGTCACTTCGCTTACATGGACAGGAATCTCTGGGGCGCAAACAGGTGTGGCATCCAATGGGTATTATGTCACTACAGGCAACCAAGCACTTACGCTTCCTACTACAGCAGCAGCGGGGACATATCTAGCCATTGGCGCAGCTAAGGGGTCTACTGGTTGGAGTATCGTACAGAATGCGGGACAAAGTGTTGAGTTTGGATCTACAAGCACTACTGTCGGTGTTGGGGGCAGTTTAGCTTCTACAGCCGTGGGAGATGTAATCTGGATGCTTTGCACCACAGCAAATACTACATGGTTAGTGCTGAACAGTATAGGAAATATAACAATCGTTTAAGGATAACTAATGCCAAGTAATAACAGTGTAAACAATAGATTTTTAAATCAGCCGGTCACTACAACTGCTGTTAACTACACAGCATTGCCAAGTGATGTAATCATTGAAGTGACCAACACATCTGTTGCACGCACAATTACACTTCCAGCTCCTTCTGCTACAGGAAATGTGGGCAAAGCATTTGTTATTAAAGATACCTCTGGCGGTGCTTCTACTAATAATATTACCATTACCCCTACTTCTGGGTTGATCGATGGGCAGGTCAACACCTCGATTTCTTCAAACTACGGAAGCGTACAGGTTTTTTGTGATGGATCGAATTATTATACTTACGGATCATCAAGCGCAAGTAGTAGTGGGAATGCCCTTTCTTTAGTAGAAAAAGTTTTCACTACATCTGGAACCTACACTCCTACTATTGGCACTGTGTTTGCAGAAGTCGAGATTGTAGGCGGTGGCGGAGCAGGAGGCGGCGCTGCAACTACCGCAGGATCTACATTTTCTGTAGGTGCGGGCGGTGGTGGTGGTGAATATGCTTTTGGGTTATTTCCTATATCTACTATCAGTCCATCTCAAACAATTACAATTGGAGCTGGCGGGACAGCGGTCTCAGGCACTACAGGAAATAATGGAGGAGCTACTTCTTTTGGATCTTTATTGACAGCCAATGGAGGAATTGGAGGTGCATCTACTCCGGCTGCGACCGTCGCAAGTGTGTCTGGAGCTTTAGGTGGGACTGGTGGAACTGGTGGTAGTTTTAGAATTGCTGGAGGGCCTGGCGGTTTTGCTGAATTAAGCTTTACAGTGGGAGTAATTTTTGCAGGTCAAGGCGGTTATTCTTATTTAGGAAGCGGTGGCGTCGTTTTAAATCCACCTAGTGCAGGAAGCTCTGGCTTAGGTTATGGAGGAGGTGGAGGAGGTGCGCAATTGGGAGCATCTCAATCTGCGGTTTCGGGCGGCGCTGGTTCTGCTGGAATAGTTATTGTTAAAGAATATATTTCGCAATCTGCGACAAATTTACCTACATTATCACTAGCTAAAGGTGCTTGGAATCGACAAACTACATCTGGATTTAATCCAGGAACAACTGCGATCCAGACTCCATTCGGATCAGACGCCGGAACAACTCCTTCAAATTCAGCGTCTCGGATTGATTTAAGCGCCCTTACGCAAAATGAAGGTTCTGGTCTAACTATCGCTGCCCAACAAGTGACTATCACTCAAGCGGGGACATATCAGATTGTTGGAAGTGTAGCATTTAGTTTTGTCGGAGGGGCAAATTTCTTTCTTCAATGTGTAAAAAATGCTACTACTGTTCTCTCTTTAGGATGTTGTCAAAACGGTACAGTTCCTTGGTTGGAATCAGCCCCTATAGTTACAACTGTAGAATTAGCAGTGGGCGATACAATCGACTTTAGGATCAGTTCTCCTCAAAGTGTGTCCGGAGTTACTTTATATGCTGTTTCTTTAGCGATTACTCAAATTCCATCCTCTACCTTAGTTCCAGTCACAACGTGGAATGCAGTAGCTGGAACAGCGCAAACCATGAGTGCTAACAACTCCTACTACACACAAAATGCTTCCTCTACCACACTTACCCTACCTGTATCTTGCAATGTGGGTACAGTGATGCAGATTGCGGGGGTTGGTGCGGGTGGTTGGGTTCTAGCTCAGAATGCTGGGCAGAGTATCAACTTTGGCAATCAGGTCACGACTACAGGGACGGGAGGTAGTATCGCTTCTACTAATAGATATGACGGCGTTCTCATATTATGCGTAGTTGCAAATACTCAATGGGTGGTTCTCACTGCGGTGGGGAATCTAACGGTAACTTAATGGTATCATTCGGCGAACCAAATTCTGAAAATATTTTATACAAAGGAGAAAATCTGTCTGTTTTAAGGCAGATTGAATCTACATATTTTGAAAAAATTAAATGTATTTATATAGATCCTCCCTACAACACAGGCCAAAACTTTGCGCAATACCAAGATTCAGTTAAGTCTTCTGTATGGCTCGATATGATGAAGGAAAGACTCAAAATCCTTCATCGCTTGCTTCGTAAAGATGGGACGATTTGGATATCGATTGATGATAATGAGTGCCATTACTTGAAAGTATTGTGTGATGAGATTTTTGGAAGGAAAAATTTTGTAGCTAACGTCATTTGGGAAAAGAAATATTCCCCGCAGAATGATGCAAAATGGTTGTCCGACAGCCATGACCATGTCCTCGTATACGCGAAATGCATTGACGTAAAGCATTGGGGAAGAGAAATGAAAAGAGGTCTCAATTTACTCCCGCGCACGATAGAAATGAACGAAAGATATACAAACCCTGATAATGATCCAAGGGGACTTTGGCAATCTGGAGATCTTTCCGTAAAAAGGGAAACTCCACAAGATATTTATCCCATCATTACACCTTCTGGTCGAGAGATTTGGCCGCCTCCGGGTACAAGTTGGCGAGTTTCCAAACAAAAATTAAAAGAATTAATCGAAGACAACCGCATTTGGTTTGGTCCAAATAAAACAAATACTCCCAGAATTAAACGCTTTCTGTCCGAAGTTCAAGACGGACTCGTCTCAAAAACGATCTGGCCACGAATCGAAGTAGGAGACAATCAAGAGTCAAAACGTGAAGTGATCGCCTTTAATTCGAAAGACGTATTCGCTACGCCCAAACCCGAACGGCTCATCCAGCGAATCCTCTATCTTGCCACAGACCCAGGCGACCTAGTCTTCGATTGCTTTGCCGGCTCTGGAACAACAGGAGCGGTAGCGCATAAGATGAAGCGCAAGTGGATCATGATCGAGATGGGCAAGCATGCAGAGACGCATATCATTCCGCGCCTGAAAAAAGTGATCGCAGGAGAAGATCTAGGCGGAATCACTACAATGAGCGAATGGAATGGAGGAGGGGGCTTTTTATATGAAGAAACACAGACCGCTTCACAAATGAAATTAGGAGTAGCTTAGATGCCTACAAACAATAGTACAAACAAGTTCGGGACAACCCCATACATCGTTTCCTCTTCAGCTGCGCAAGGATCTTTCACTACGATTCAATCAGCGATGAATGCCGCTTCGACTGCTGGTGGTGGTGTGGTATATGTAAAACCAGGAACCTACTTCGAAAACTTGAGCTTTCCTACAAACGTAAGCTTAGTAGGTGATAGCACTGGAGTCAATGAAGTAGGGGTTGGAACTTATAACGCTACAATCTTTGGATTTCATACATTTCCTTCTACTGCATTTGCCGTATCTTGCAGAAATATTGTATTTGGCAATGATGGTTCTGGAACCAATCCAGTATTTAGAATTGCAAACAGTACAGGTCAAGGCACACTAAATTTCGAAAGCTGCATCATCAATGATGTGTTAGGGGCAGGCGCTCCCACTTCATCTCTCTTCTGTTCCCCTACTGGCTCAGGTAACGTACTATTACAGATCGCTAACTGCAAATGCGTTGCAGGGGCTATAAATGCCTCTCTTGGCGCTAATAGTGTAATGGAAGCGACTGCTTCGTCTTTTGTCAATGAAGGTGGGGTGGAGGCGTGTATATTACTCACTTCAGCCACAGCTCAGCTCGTCTCTAGTTACAACACCTATGATGGAGATGTGTTTGCATGCATTCGTTTTACAGCGAACGCCACCATGCAATCTTTATATGACGCCTTCACATCAGCAGATCCGTCTACATTTTATATCAAGTCGTCTGGAGCGTTTGGGATCTTGAATTACGGCGATTCTATAGCTTATGGAAGTGCTACGAGCATTGATCCACAGATTACGAAAACCTTATATGCCCAAAACCCTGACGTATATCCAACGGTCAATGGGCAAGTGGTTATCGGACGTACGGGTAATACTCCTGTAGCCTCTACATTAACGGCAGGTGCAGGGATTGCGATTACGAACGCAAGTGGAAGTATTACGATTGCATCAAGTGCAGGCGGATTAGGGCTTACTTGGCAGGTTGTTAACACTAGCTTTACAGCTTCTGCCGGCAATGGATATATTGTATTGTCAGGACCAGGAAGTAGCTTTACTTTGCCTGCAACAGCAGCTGTTGGAAATGTAATAGCGTTTGTTGCCAATGATACAGCTACCACTTTTTCAATATTACAGACAGCGGGAAAGCAAATTAGATTTGGTAATAAATTAACCACAGCAGGAGCAGGTGGAAGTATCACCTCGGCAGAAGATGGGGCGAGCTTAATTCTAGTATGTACAGTTGCGAATACAAACTGGAGCGTAATTGATTCAGTAGGCAATTTTAGCATTGTCTGAAGACCTACTGGAATCTACTACTATAAGGCATCTTTATGGCTAAAAACAGTGATACAAATTTCTTTGGTATAACAAAATATGTCGTATCACAGACAGGGGGTGGGCCATATTATTCTACTATACAATCTGCAATCAATGCTGCGTCTACAGCTGGAAGGGTGGATCTGTTGCTTCAACAAGTCAAGGTGACTCTATTACTATGGTATGTACAACAGCAAATACAGCTTGGACCGCTTACTCCACAATAGGAAAATTAGCAGTTATATGAAATTAAAAATAACGAGGTGTATATGCCACAACAAAATATCATTAATTCTCCTAATCCGAGTGTCTGGACTTCTTATGCTTTAGTAATAGGAGGCAGCACTACAAATCCAACTACAGGGGCTATCGTGCAAAATAATGCCTGGTATCTCCAGAATGGAAAACTTCTTACTATCTTGTATAACTTTTCTCAATCTTCCGCTGGAACCGTAGGCTCTGGAGCTTACCTCTTTCCTATTCCATCAAATTTCACGATTAATACATCAATCGCAACTCCTCTTTCCTCATCATCAGGGGTTGCAACTGGACAATCTTTAGGTATTTCCTCTGCTTCGATCGGAACTGCTTTTCGAGCGACAGGATCAATGTTTTCCTATAATTCAACGAATTTACAAATGACGATTTCAGGCGATAACGGAACAGATTTACTAGTACCATTGACAATGGTGGGGGGATTTGGAGCCGGGTTTTATAACCTCTCGAATGCCC